TGCTAGTCCCATGGTCTCCCGCCTGCCGCCGCAGGTTGCGACTGAGCTGCTGGCTGCGGCTGCGGCTGCGGCTGAGTGGCTGGGTACCAGCCGCGAATCTCAGGCTTTGAGGGATAGTTGTTGCTTGCTTTGCCCATGGCCACAACGATTACGCAGCGCTTGGAAAACAACTCGTCGGGCTGCTGGAACCCTTCCATGCCAACAGCGCGACATATCTGCGCGAGTTGGCGCTTGCTGATCTCAACAGCCTGCTGGCTCGGATTCCGGATGTTGAGGTTGTGCCAGATATAAGTGCCCGCGCAATCCCCCTCTATAACTTCAAACTGCAGGGTGAGTTTTTCGCCCGTGCCAGCTTTGGTAGGGGATATGTCGGTGTTGATAATTTGGGCCAAATATTCGCCTGGGGTCAGTTCCTTATAGGTGCCACGGCCTTCCCTTGTATTGTCTGGGAAGTCGCCGGCGGAAAAAGTAAAGTTGCTCATGTGGTGCTCCTCTTTTTGTACAGCGGTTTAGCCCGCAGCCTTGTCGGCAACGAGCTGTTCGGTGAGCGCGGCTTGAAACGCAGCCCACGATAAATCAATTTCCTGCGGCAACCCGTAACGGTTTTTTGCAACGCAAGACGGCGTTTCGGCGGTGACCAGAACACGCTCACCAGTATGAACTCCGCGAGCTCTAGTCTGGCCAAAGCCCTTATCTTCTTTCTTAATCGCTGTCTTGTGTTTTGCAAACAAAACAGCATCAACACTTTCTTGAATGAGTCCGCTCGCCTTGGCATGCAACTTAATGTCATACCGGTCAATAGACTCATGCTCAGGCGACTCAAATCGCTTGATGTGATGATGTGCTATTAGAATGATGGCCATCTTTTTTTCGGTCCGCAGCTCCGAACACTTGCGCAAAAACACTCGAAAATGGTCCAGGCTCATTGTGAATCCTTTCCCATAATCGAATTTTTCGATTGAGGTCTTGTTGTTCTCCGCGCAAACTTTGTCGTGGATCAGCGGCTCGAGATGATCCAACGAATCAACGACCAGCGTCTGGTAGCCGTGTTTCTCTCGAATCAACATATCAATGATCCCCACAACGGCGTCGATGCTTGTGGCCAGTGTCTTGCCATCCGCATCAATAAAGCTGTCCAGCTCGAGATTCCCCTCACCCTGCTCTGTCTGGATGAAAACTGGACTAGGCGCACCCGCTGCAAACGTGGTCTTGCCAACCCCGCTGGTGCCGTAACATACAATAAAGGGGGCCTTGAGCCCGGTTGTTTTTTTGATCTGCTTGAGATTAAACACTGGCGCGGCCCCCAATCGAAATTAACGGACGGGCAGGGGTGACCTTGATAGCGCCCTCGAGTCGCTCAACTACATCGGGCTCGTTGTCCCGCAAAAAATTCAGAAACTCCTCGTCAGCCAAACAGCCGAGTCGAACTCGATGGATGTGCTGGGGGATGTCGTCAACGATGCGCAGTAGCTGTTTATGGTCCAGGGACCGGTTGGTCCTCCGTGTGATCGTGATTTTGTGGCCGGCCGGGGTGAGGGTCACCTCGTTGTTGAGACGTGGCGACATCAGATCCTCTATGCGCTCACGCTCCTGACGGCTTTTCAGCTCTAGTTCCGCCTGGGCTTTCCACTGCTCGGCGAGACTGCCGAGGCTAACTTCATTTTCCATAGGGTTGCTCGCTCTTCTTTACCATGAGCGAACAATTTATCAATTATATTAAACGATGTAAACCTTTTAGCTACATTGTGCGGATGATTTGAGAAATCTTGCGGAATAGTGGAAACTAGAGGTGGACAACATATGCAGTTATCAGGCACACTCACTTTGCAAAAAAGGACACCCCTATGACACCAGATAGCGCCTGGCAGGAAATTAGCGTCTCACAACTTGCCAATCAATTGAACATCAGCCGCACGGCCATCTATAAATGGCAGAAGAGCGCTCGAGGCATACCGGCTGAGCGCGCAATTGAAATTGAGGGTGTCACCGACATCGACCGGAAAAAGCTAAGGCCAGACCTCTGGCCGCCTGAGTGATGGCAGCGGTGGCTGCCCTAGACGAGGCCCTGGCGTTGATCGAGGAAGGCTTTACTGTTCTCCCGGCTCACCCCGTCAACAAAATGCCTCTCTTGAGCTCCTGGCGCCAATATCAGGAGCGCGAGCCAACCTCAAACGAGTACGCCTACTGGACGAGCTCAGCGAAATTTAAGGGCTGCAACTGGGCTATCGTGACCGGAAGACAAATCAATGTGGTTGATGCAGATTCGGCGGAAGCCGAGAAGTGGGTCAAAGAAAACCTTCCTTATACGCCGCGCACAGTTCGAACCGGCCGAGGCAGACATTTCTACTACCGGGCAACCGATTTAAAAATTCCTGGGTCAGCCAACGCCGACGCTAAAATTGATATTCGCGGCCGAGGGGGCATCGTAATTGCACCAGGGTCTGTCCATCAAAATGGGTCCATCTATACTACCGAGCTCGACCAGGGGATGGACGGAGACTGGCGAGATCTGCCCGAACTAAGCCCCGCTGATATCTCAAAAGTCAACGAGACCAACCATCCCCCGAAAAAGGAATTTCAATTTTCAATCGATGAGGTGGGCATAGCCGAGGGCGGTCGCAATGACGCCGCCGCCCGCGAAGCTGGCCGGCTCATAAGCGAGGGCCTGACCCCGCATGAGGCCCTGGTCGAGCTCGAGGAGTGGAACAGCCTTAACCGACCACCGTTGCCAGCGGGCGAGCTCAGAAGAACTTTGCAAAGTGTCGCCAATGCGGACAAACGTAACAAAGGCCAAATGCTCGTCAAGCAGGAGGCGCAGCGCGTAGCACTGGCGCCGACGCCGCTCGAGATCGGCAAGGTTGCAGCGATCCCGCCCAGGCAGTGGCTATATGGTCGCCATTATATAAGGAATTTTTTGTCAGTGACCGTGGCGTCCGGGGGTACCGGCAAGACCGCAGTGACCCTCGCAGAAGCCACGGCAATGGCAACAGGAAAACCACTGCTGGGCACCGAGACAGAAAAACGCCGTGTCTGGGTATGGAACCTCGAGGATCCACTTGATGAGCTGAGAAGGCGATTCGCGGCGATCTGTCAGCACTACTCTATAAGACAGGAAGAATACAGGGGCCACCTGTTCGTGAACTCTAGCCGGGACGGCAAGGTTGTCATGGCCGAGACGATCAATGGCCAGCCGGTCATCTTACCGGCCGCAGACATCATTCTTGGCTTCATAAAAGCCCACAAAATTGATGTGGTTATTGTTGATCCGTTTGTGTCCTCGCACCGGCTCAATGAGAACGACAACGGAGCCATGGACCTGGTCGTAAAAGCCTGGGGCCGGATTGCCGAGGAGGGCAACTGCGCCATCGAGCTCGTACACCACGTAAGGAAAGCTCAGGTAGGCCAGGGCGTCAGCTACGGCGATGCAAGAGGGGCGAGCGCGCTCACTGATGCAGCCAGGCACGTCAGGCGACTTACCAGAATGACCCATGATGAGGCCCGCTACGCGGACGTCGATGAGCGAGAATTTTGGCGCTATTCGCGAGAAGCGGACAGCAAAGACAACCTGGCCCCGCCTGCTGGGGACAACAGCTGGCGCAAAATGATCTCAGTCGAACTGCCCAACGGAGACAACGTCGGCGTGGTCGAGCAGTGGCAGTGGCCAGACGCATTTGCGGACGTGACGGCGAGCGATCTGGGCAGAGTGCAGGCGAGATTGAAAGAGGGTGAGCACCGAGAAAACGTCAGAAGCACCATGTGGGCTGGCCACGTAGTGGCCGAGGTGCTGGAGCTGGACGCGAGCGACGCCGGGGTGCGGGCGAAGATCAAGCACCTGTTGAAGACGTGGATTGAAAACAAGGAACTACGGGTCGTAGAGCGAGTCTGCCCAAAAAGTCGGCGGCCGCGCCGGTTTGTTGAGTTGGGAGCAAAATTTTATGCCGAAGACAAATGACGCGGCATGCTCGGTTTGCGGTGAGCGGAAAAACGAGTCAGCTTTCTACGCCGGCTCGGCAATGTGTAAGGATTGCAAGGTCGCCAGGCGGCAGCAGGCCAGTAACAAAAACCAGAATAAATACCTGGGCAGGCTGCGCACGGAGGCCAAGCGCCACGCCCGCAGGCGAGCCATCGAATTCGACCTCAAGGCTGGACACCTCGAAGAACTGTGGCGGAAGCAAGTGGGTAGGTGCGCACTCTCGGGAGCCATTATGACGCACCACCGAGACGGCCAAGGGCACAAAGATTTCAACGCTTCGATTGACCGAATCAATAGTGCGCTGGGATATGTGGCAGGCAATGTTCAACTGACGTGTCTGCGGGCAAATTTGATGAGGTCAACCCTAACCTCGACAGAATTCAATTGGTGGATCAGGACTATTTCTGACCATATGACTGTGCTATGAATCCTTACCGTATAAATGAGCCAACAGCAATCAGTTTCAGCGGTGGGCGAACTTCCGCGTTCATGCTTTATAAATGCTTAG